TTCCCAGGGCATACCCGAATGGGACTTGAGTAGCTCCGGTAGCGATCTTACTGACTACGGCGGTTACGTTGTTAATGTAAAGCACATCTCCGCCGCCTACTGCGATATTGCCTCCATCATCGGCGGCGACAACATCTACAACCCAGATGCCCTCTGTGTCGATGGCTACCAGGTCGGTTGCGGCCTCGGCAGATGTAAAGGCTATTCCAACTCCGTGCCCTTCCGTAACGTCAAAGACTACGGGATTGCCTTTGTCGACGAACCCGCCGACATTGCCCGCTTTGTGAATTAACTCACTCTCTAGAAGAGTGACGTGTCTACCCTCATAAGTAGACGAAATCTCGTCGCCTTCTGCTAAGGCGTCTGCGACTGGGTATACTCCAAATGCTGGCATTGTTTTACCTCCTGATTTATTTTTAGTTAATTACGGTATCCACGGCCCAAACATCCACCAAAACCACCACGGGCCGCCCCAATGTACCTTGACGGCAATTATCGCGGGATTTGGTAATGGATCGCCTCCCCCGTCTACCAACTCGTCAATAGACTGGAGTGCATACCCAAACACCGACCCGACAGTTGGGTCTTCTGTAATAGTACCGTCCCACCAGTCAATAAACAGCGTTTGCCCTACATATATCGGCCCGAACAACTCACTTGTGTTTATCACCATGAGCCGCCAGATACCCTCTGTGTCTATCGGTATGGAATCAGTGACTGCCGTGGCTGTTTTCAGGGCAACACCAACCCCGTCAAAGAAACACACCGTATCTCCCTTGCGAACAAAGTCGTCGCCATTGGCGTCGGTATTATCGGGGTGGATTAGATTTTCCTCCATCACCATTACGTGACGCCCCTCATAGGTAGAGGAGATTTCCTCTCCCTCTTGCCCGTAGGGGTTGTAATAGGGCTCTATTGAACTTCTGCCTACTACTGGCCCTCCGTTCATTGCACACCTCCGCCCTTGAGCTTCTTGGCCTGCTTAACCTTCATGGTCTGTGCGGTCTTTGCTCTATTTTCAGTCAAGGCTGTGCGTTTGTCCGGGTATGGGCATTCCTCAAGTGTGCATTCCCTGGGGACACCAATGTATTTGCTGTCCTTCAGACTTGCACACCGTATCATCCGGCAGAAGTTCCATCGCCTTGTCGATAGTTTCATAGACTACCTCCCGGCTACTGCGGTCTCAGCCTGTGCATCAGACATTCCGAGCCTCTTGAATGACTCTATGAGCGCCTTTCTATCGGCTTCGGGATCGGACTTGGTAGCCCCCATGCCCTTGACCTTGCCGGTTTCTTTCAGGGCGTTCACATAATCACTCTCAGCCTTGATTGCCTCAGCAATGGCCTCGGCAACCTCAACCCCTGCGAACTTCTCGGCAATCCTTTTCTTGGCAGCTTCCGGCAACTCAGATTTGCTTATGGCTTCGTCGATTACAGACTTGGCTTCAGCTATTCTTTGTGCCTTCTCTGCCAGGGTGATCTTACCCTTCAGTTCGCTTAACTCTGTGGTCAATGTGGCATTGCTGGTTTCGAGTTCCTTAACCTTTTCGTCTTGCTCCATGTGCCTTTTAACCTCCAATTTATATTTTGTCTCTACTTCACTTTCAATAAGTTTTACCAGGTCGGCACGCCGCTCCTTGAGGATGTCCAGGTTCACCAAGTCCACATCCAGGGTAGACTCGGCCTCGTATAGCCGCACGCCGCCTCCGGCCCCGGCCTCGGTCACGAAGTCAACAGACCTTGCCCTCACTATTCTCTCAATTACATTGGTCTTGACACCATCAATAGTGCCCTTCGAAGCTGTGCCGATTGCATTGATTGATACGCCAATGTCAGCTAACATTCCCTTATCCCTTAATGTGGCAAGCCTTTCCTGCATCCACGGCTCCACCACGACCGCCTCTCCTATTACAGTCCCGGCCTTATCGACATGAACATTCTTGAGGGTTGCTACCCAGTCCCGTACTGACCTCTCGGGGCGGTTCTTCTCATCGGCTTCGCTGGGGTGGTCGGCATACATTTTTACGTTTTCAAATACGCCGAAGTCCCTACCCAATATCTCAGCCGGGTAATATCTCTCCTTGCTGGTATTGAGTCCGGGCTTGATAACCACGATCTGAGCATTGCCTTTACTGCCAATGGTCGCCTCGGTTAAGGGTATGTAATCCGCTATTACAGTCCTTTGCATATTCGCCTCCATTACCCACTTTGGAATTTCCGTATCTTCAATGCCGAGTTTGCTATACTCGGTTCTTATCTTCCTCTTAACGGCCGGTAAGTCGGCAGAGGTTATAGCCACCTTCTGCCCCCGGAATCCGCCGGGTGATAGAGCCGCTGCCGCCCGCCCCAACTGCGCACGGGTGACTTTCTTTTCCGCGTCTTCCCATAAGCGTAACTTCCAGTCGGAGGGCTTCGAAGCGTCAGGCACATAGGCAAAAGCCTCGGCAGGATATCGCACACCGTCCTCAGTCTTGTAAGCAGCTTGTTCCTTGAGCCACATGAGTATTGCATCGGCTTCCTGCATGGAGGCCGCTAGTTGCTCATCCTGGGGCGTCCCATCGGCTAACAAGGCGCCGCACTCAACAACGAAAGCCTTGACCCTGCTATCCTCGACCTTGTTCCGTTTACCCGCCTCTTGAATTATCCCGGCATACTTCGCCTGTAGGGACTCGTTCCAGCGGGAATAACATACTGCCGTGCGTTGCTTCTCGTCCGGGAACTCAGTTGCCAAATCACTCATGCAACGCTGCATGAAGTCTCCCTGTTTCTCATCGGACGCTGGTTTCGTCAATGGCATGGTTACCTCCTGAAATAGCAAAAGCCCGCTGTTACACGGGCTTAAGTACTGTCCCTACTCGTGGCAGGGCAGCTAAGTTTTCAGCATCACCGGCGCTAGGGCGCAACGGCACGACGGATGAGCGGGCGGCCTCCCATGCCCGCTTGAAAATATGTGGTCTATCGGCACAATGCCCTCTGCCTCGTTATCTTCGCATATCTCACAAGGATCGTAAGTTACCCATTCCTTGCCCGTGATCCCCATATCGTCAGCCCTATCCAGAAAGGCTTGCTCGAGGGCGTCGCAAGTCTCTGTGCGGGCTATCATCTCCGACCTGGCCTTGTTCATATCGTCAAAGCTGTTCCGTATATCCCTTGCCAGTCCTGGAATACCCCGCTTCTCCTCTATCGCATTGCCGATAACCTCTGCCAGCCGCGCCTTTGTTTCCTCATTCAGCCCTGTAACCAGCGTTGCGCAGTGTTTGGTCGCGTAGTCAATAGCCTCTTGTATGGGCGGACCCTCGAAGAATATCGGCCTGTTAGTCAGTTTAGTCCTGCCCCATTGTACCATCTGCGCCGAGCCTCTAAGATACGCCGTGGCAACATAGCCGTTTAGCCGTGCCTGTAGACTGTCAGAGAAGGCGGCAAGGATAGGGGCTAGGAAGTTGTCAAGGTCGCTTGCTAAAGTCATTCAGTTTCCCCTTCTCCCTATAGCCTTTGACAGGGTTTCCCCGTTTCTTATTCTTCCAGTACCCCAGGCTGGATAATTCTCTTTTGAGTACCTTGTAGAGTACCTGGCTTCTGTGTAGGTGTTTTATCTCTCTGGTTAGTTGCTCCAGGTCTACCCTGCTCATTTGCCAATGTTATCATTAGGCGGCTCTTAATGTCAAGTTACTCCACTTTGAGGTAGTGGGTCAATTTGAAATTAGCGGGTATTGACATCAGGGGTTCAGAGAACAGAGATTGCCAAGAAAGCGGCAAAAGCACGTTAGTTTAGCTCCCAAAACACCTATAACTCCCCAGCCATCACAAAGAGTATTGTAAAAATGTCCTGATTTCCTTGCCCTTGCCCCTTGACTTTTTCTGTAGCTATGATGTATTTGCCTTGTACAAGATACAAGGAGGTAAGAAGGATGACGCTACCTGAAGCAAGAAAAAGGAGAGTGAAAAATAAAGCACTGGGTGATGTCCAGTGCTTTAACGGATGCCCCTGTAACTCAGAGGATTAGAGTGCCGAACTGCTAATTCGAGTGTCGGGAGTTCGAATCTCCCCTAAGACTCCTAACCCCAAAGGAACATCAGGAATTACACAAGCGGGCTGGTCGTTAAGTCCGTTATTGATACCACAGAGCCAGTGGGTATCAGTGTAATATCCCTAAATTCATCAAGGTTATTTGCTTCTGCGGCGATCATTGTAGTTGTTTTGTCTGTAGAAAGTAAATAACCAACGCTCTCAAACAAGGCCATCCTATGTTCCTGGATGGCCTTGTTGTTATAAGTTCCCGAAAAGAATCTCGCGTCATGCCACTTAATCAATACTATTCTCTTTCCCATATCCATTTCCCCTTTATCTATCCAAACAGTAGTATGATGCCCTGGGAGTTATGTCGGCAGTTAGGGGAGCGATCACTTTGGGGATTAGCAACCCCCTGGCCCAAAAAAGGAGAGACGCTGTCACTAGCAGCGTTTAAGGGGAGAACTGCCTCAGACATAGCTCCCATCTTTTCTCTCTTTCAAATTGACCCACTACCCACTTTGACGTTGCTATAATAGATTCTCTCCAGCGTGCCCCAGTCAAGCGCCTGATCGAGTGCCCGAAAGTACCTTTGCAGCTCCCGCTTTAGCCCTTCCTCTATTTTTTGATTTGCGGGGTTTTTGAGGGACGCTGGCATCTCCGACTCCAGGAGCTGGACTATCTGGTTCAACTCTTGCAGTATCAATGTCCCCCTTTCCCTTGCAGACGGGACACCTTATCTGGATTAGCCCCGCCTGGTATTCCAGTATCTTTCTCCCCTTGCAGGCCTCGCACCACATGATTGCCTCCATCATTGGGTGAGAGCGCCGCCCTCAACCCTTTAACTGCTAAGTACAATTTCCCTATTGATTCCTGTTTCGCTAATTCCTCTGGCTGTGGGGGTGTTCCCGGGGGCATCATAATAACCTTGGGTGGGGGTGCTGGCCTGGGATTCGCCTCTATGTCCTCAAGTACCTCGTTCACGTCATCTATCCCGATTGACAAGAGCGCCTGCTGCATCACGTCCTGGCTAGACAGGAACTCGGGGAATACTCCCGCAATCAATGAGATGTTCTGAGCTAAGGCACTTTCGTCCGCGGGTGTAATAGAGGGGAATGCCAGGTCTACATAGCGCCTCTCCTCGGGTATATCCGCGTGCTCTAGCACCTTGTCAAGTATGTCAATAAATGCGCCTCTCCAGATAGCCTGGTAGGACTGGCACATCTTCATAACGGGTAACTCTACTGTCTTGGCGGTAGCAAGGTTGCCTATTGAAATATCCCCATAGTATTGTTCAGGCCAGCCCGTAGCCGAGCACACCTGAAGTTTAAGCATTCGCCCGTCCTGATACGCTTGTGTGGCTCCGGTCTCTGTTTTTATGGGCTGGGTATCTGAACTGAGGTTCTCCACCAGCCATTGTCCGGCCCCGGCCTCCTCTGCCTCAATCTGCG